GCACGTTGTAAAGCTACTGCGTGCTGCAGTGCAGAGCGCTTCAAATGAGAAGCCTCACTGATCTGTACATCATTCTTTTCGGAGAACGACGTAAGACGGTGAAAACTTTTCATGAGAGCCGCGTATCCGTCTATCATGTCACTGCGATAGACTGGCCTAGGTCTCCACGCCTTTACTTCAAAGCGTTGGAGATCTCGGTTCCATCTTTCGACAGACCGATAACCTAGAAAGGATACACGTCCAAGTCCAGAGCTATCTGGGGAAACATAGGGAAGATTCCCTAATATTTTCTCACATATTTTAAACATGTGAGAACAGGCTCTCCAATACCCTTTCATATAAAAGGCGTTGGCAGTCTTAACCCAGGAAATAAGCTCAGAGGCTTGCTGCCGGTTCTTAGGCTGTACCTTCTTCAAATATGTAGGTGTTACCTCATACCCGAAGAATGCATCAGTACCACATGACTCTCGAAAGTTTCCACTGACGAAAGTCTTTGTAGTATTTACCTTGCAATTGTATTTTTGCAGGTATTCAAGAACCGAAGTCGCATGTTTTGTGGGAACAAGAATATCGTCCCCATAAACATAGACATCACGAGAACATACATAGACGTTCTCGTTAGTCACAGGGAGATGCTGAATTTCGAGAAGGGCCACAACGCAAATTGCGTAGAAATACATGGCCTCAATCGGAAAACAGAGAGCACTACCCATAGAGGCGAATTTGTAGAGGGGGTCTAAAACGACCCCACCCTGCATTATCGCTCTTGTCGATCTACACGCAAGTATCGCATCCTGTAAATCAGGATGAGACTTGAACATAGAAATGGCAAGTGACAAAGGAACTCTGTCACTCGCATCAGACAAGTCGATTGTTGCCAATCGACCTGTCCTCGACGAATCCAAAGCCAATTCCTTATTAACGCTTTGGTCACGAAAATTAATGTGACCAGACGTCCATAAAGAGTTTTCCAAGGCTGCAACAATAGCAGTCTTGAGAGACTGTTGTGCATATTGCATGCAAACAGGCTCAACGGCAATGATTCTGGGACCTTTAAGCGTTTTCGGGACGGCAACAACCTTAACTGGTTGTTCATCCGCCTCTGGAACGAACGTAACCTTCTCAATCTCTCCATCATCATAGGCGCTATTAGAATAGCACATATCGAAGAAGGGGAAGTAAGGATCGAGACGTTCGTGCCACCTCCGCCAAGAATACTTCCGATTACCGGAAATACCTTCGGCGGTTGTGCCGGGGCCATGCCTAGGCGATAGCTCATGTAAGCATATACTGCCCATGCTGCTACCGTAAAGTATGGCTGTAACAGTGTCATAAACACTGTTATTTTCCGGTATTGGAAAAAGCTTAAGGGAAAGCTCAGTTGCGTTGAAATTCTGGAACGCCTTTGATACGCGTTTTTGCGTACAAGGAACCTCCAATTTCTTAAACGTGAGGCAAATTTGCCTGACGGATTCGATAATTGAGGGGAAATCGCTCCAATTTTGTGAATTTTCATCGTAAATTCTCCCGTTCTCTTGATTGAAGATAAGACTGGTCATACCTTTCAAAAATGAAGGGATTGACCCACTCTTCCTAAAATTAGGAAAAAGTGTTGAGTCTATATTACCGTTCGCTAAGCTTCTTTCGAAGTCTTTGCAAAAAGCGGGAAGGGTTATCGTAAGAAAAGATAAACCTTCATCTTCAGTCCGTGATCTTATAGTTTCAAGATCACGTAAATCAGAGACGTCTGCGACGCATTTGCTACAGGCATCTAGATAGACAGCCTGGAGCAACTCAAGGTAGTCACTAACCCTATAAAGGGTTTGGTTGCTTTTCATGTCAGCTCCTATATCAGGAGTAAAACATCAAGCCACTACGCTTACCTTCTGTTGCCCCAAAGGGCTCGAGCAATCTATTTACCTCACAGACGAAATAAGAGTGGATTTCGAGTCGCTTTAAGATTCGCGACCAAAAATCTTATCACTCATCGCTGTGTTGAACTGTG